CCAAGATAAAGAAAAATCATATATAGTATATTGCTCCCTAATTCCTAAAGCTACAAAAACATATTTCCCATATATTAAAACTACTAAAAAGCCACAAGACCCTGAATTATTAGATAATATATCTAAATACTATGAATGTTCTAACAGAGAGGCTTCAGAATATTTAGAACTCTTATCTAAAGATGAGGTAAAAGATATTCTAGATAGTATGGGGATAAATGAATCTCAACCTAAAAAATCAAAGAAGAATGCCAGTAAAATATGATGAATTTACCCCAGATTCTATAGTTCAGTCTATTATTGAAAAGTTTATTGATAGAGCTAAGATGGGGAAAGAAAAGTATGGTCAAACACTTGATAGAAGTGATTTATCATTTGAAGACTATATTAACCATGCTTTAGAAGAACACATGGATGCAATTTTATATTTGAAAAAAGCCCAACAAATGTTTAAAGAAAAAGATGGCAGGTAAAAAAATCCCTTCAATAGTTAAGTCTATACAAAAGTATAAATTACCTGAATTAAATTATGCTTATCAAAAGTCTATTTCATATAGTCAATTATCTACTTTTACTAATTGCCCAAAACAATGGGAATTAAAATATAAAGATGGAAATTATTTATTTGATGCTAGCATAAATTCTATATTTGGAACAAGTATGCATAATACTATTCAAAAATATATTACTATAATGTATACTCAAAGTGCGGCCGCTGCCGATAGATTAGATTTAGAAGAAGAATTTTCCGAAAATTTTAGATCTGAATATAAAACAGTTTATGAAAAGAATAATAACACACATTTTAGTAATTCTGATGAAATGAGAGAATATTATGATGATGGAGTAGAAATATTAAATTTTCTAAAAAAGAAAAAAAGTTTATATTTTAGCAAAAGAGGATGGCATCTAATTGGAGTTGAAGTACCAATATTAACAACTCCAAACAAACAATATAACAACGTTATATTCAAGGGTCTTATAGATTTAGTAATGTATCATGAACCTACTGAAACCTTTAAAATATATGATTTTAAAACATCAAAAGGATCATGGGGTGATTACCAGAAGAAAGATGAAAATAAAATAAATCAATTATTATTATATAAACATTTCTTTTCTACTCAATTTAATATAGATATAAATAAAATCGAAGTAGAGTTTATGATATTAAAACGAAAATTACCTGAACAATCTGAATTTCCTCAAAAGAGGATCCAAGAATTCATCCCAGCTTCTGGGAAAGGGAAAATAACTAAAGCAGTTAACGCATTAGATTCATTTATAAATGAATGTTTTGATAATAATGGTTATAAAACATCTAATAATCTCCCTAACCCAAGTGAATGGGGATGTAAATTTTGTTCATTTCTTAACACTAAGTTTTGCAACTCTGGAGTCTCTTAGAATACTCATATATGTATATATAAACAATAAAAATGAGATCTTCAGAACAAAAACTCACAAGTGTAAAAGTAAATCCTGATCAATTTGAGGAATTTAAAATTTTAAGTATAAAATATAAAAGCAGTCTAAATAAATTAGTAGATGTGTGTATGAATTTGTACGTAAACGATGAAGAATTCCGAAAGATGATTAATAATTCCACAACATCCAAATAGTAGCTTGGAAATTTAAAAAAATAGTTTTATATTAAAAAAAATAAAAGTTTATGAATACAAAAGTAGGTTATATTCCTAAAGAAAAAAGGAAAAAAATATTACTAATATCGGACGATATAAGAGCTTACTCAGGCGTGGGGAATGTTGCTCGTGAAATAGTAATAAATACATGTCATCACTATGATTGGGTAACATTAGGTGGAGCAATTACTCATCCTGAAAAAGGTAAAAGATTAGACTTATCTGCAGATACAAATAATTTAGCTGGGATAAATGATTCTAGTGTAATAATGTATCCAACTGATGGTTATGGGAATCCTGAATTATTAAGAGCAATTATAAAATTAGATAAACCTGATGCTATAATGCTTATAACTGATCCAAGGTATTTTGTTTGGTTATTCCAAATGGAGAATGAGCTTAGAAAACAAATTCCTATAGTTTATCTTAATATATGGGATAGTGTTCCTGCTCCAATGTATAATAAAGAATTTTATGAAAGTTGTGATGCTTTATTAGGTATATCTAAACAAACTGTCTTTATTAATAAGAACGTTTTAGGTAGTAAAGTTAAAAATAAAATTATATCATACGTACCACATGGTTTAAATCATAAGTCTTTCCGTCCATTAAGTGAAGAAGAATTAAATTCTAAAGAATATATAGAATATAAAAATAATATTACCAAGGGTAAAGAATATGATTTTATTTTATTATTCAACTCTAGAAATATTAGAAGAAAAAGCATTCCAGATACTATCTTAGCTTGGAAGATGTTTAATGATCAACTCACAGAAGCCGAGAAAAAGAAATGTTTACTTATCCTTCATACTAATGCAATTGATGAGAATGGAACTGATTTACCAGCAGTAATTGAATATTTATGTAGTGAAGAAAACAATGTTGTTATTGATGAATCCAAAGCATCTATAGACCAAATGAATTGGTTATACAATATGGCTGATGGTACTATTTTGTTAACTTCAAATGAAGGTTGGGGATTATCATTAACTGAAAGTATGTTAGCAGGTACTCCGATAATTGGAAACGTAACTGGAGGTATGCAAGATCAAATGAGATTTGAAGATGAAGATGGAAATTGGTTTACTCCAAATGAAAATGTACCTTCTAATCATAAAGGAACATATAAAAAATGTGGTAAATGGGCAATCCCAGTATTCCCAACAAATAACTCATTAGTAGGTTCAGTTCCTACTCCATATATTTTTGATGATAAATGTCAATCAGAAGATGCAGCTCAAGCAATTATGGAATTGTATAAAAAATCTAAAGATGAAAAGAAAGAAATGAGTGATGCAGCAAGGGAATGGGCAATAAGTGATGAAGCTGGATTTACAGCAGAAAAAATGAGTAATAGAGTCATTGAAAGTATTGATGAATTATTTAGTACCTGGAAACCTAGGAGTAAGTATGAGTTATTAAAAGATACAGATTACGAACCAAGAATTCTTAAACACAAACTTACTTACTAAATAAAAGTTATATGAACAAATTAAAATGTGTAATTTACGCACCAGTACAAACTTACTCAGGATACGGAAGTCGTAGCCGTGATGTTGTTAAAGCATTAATTGATCTTTATAAAGACACTTGGGATATAAAAATATTTCCTTGTAGATGGGGAAACACACCTCAAGGATTTTCAGATGATAATCCTGAATGGAAATTCTTAGAAGAATATTCGCTAACAACTCCACAATTACAATATCAACCTGATATAATGATATGGATAACAATTCCATCTGAATTTCAAAAAGTAGGAAAAGTAAATATAGGTATAACTGCTGGGATTGAAACTACAGTATGTGATGGTTCTTGGATTGAAGGGATTCAAAGGATGGATTTAGTATTAGTTTCATCTGAACATGCTAAAACAGTATTTAAAAATAGCAAATATACAAAACATAACCCACAAACCGGGCAGCAAGAGAAAGTAGAAACTACGGTTCCTATTAAAATATTATTCGAAGGGTGCGACCTTGCAGTGTATAAACCTATAGAGTGGGTTGATTAAAAATATCTTGTATCTTTCTTGTATCTTAATATATGTATAATTGATAAAATGGGTCGTTTAAAAAAATATCAAACGTTAGAAGAAAAAAACGCTGTTAAAAAACAACGCGCCCATGACTATTATTGGGATAATAAAGAAAAATGTGATGAAAAACAACGAGAAAGAGATAGAAATAAAAAGAAAATGTAATTGTTGTCAAATTAAAAAAGAATTAGATCAATTTGCTTTAGATAAAAGTCGTAAGGATGGATATGCTTATAAATGTAAAGAATGTATAAATGAGTGGTATACAAATTTATACTATAAAAAAGAAGAAAATAAAAATAAAATAGTATCTAAAACTAAAGAAAAATATTATAATACAAATTATTGGAAAATTAGAGCGACAACTCATAAACAATATTATGTAGACTACAACAATCGAATGTGGGAGGATAACATAAATTATAAAATAGCTAAAAATTATAGAAATCGATTAAATTGGTCTATAAAAAATAAAACTAACTCATCTTTAGATATACTGGGTTGTTCTATTGAAGAATTTAAATTATATTTAGAACAACAGTTTAAACCTGAGATGAATTGGGAAAACCATGGAAGGGTGTGGGAGATAGATCATATAAAAGCATGTGCTAATTTTGATTTAGAGGATATAGATCAACAGAATGAATGTTTTCATTATACTAACCACCAACCTTTATTCAAGACTACCGAAATAGCAGCACAACATGGATATCAAAACGAAATAGGAAACCGAAATAAAAACAAATATTAAAAATGAAAGTTAAAAAGAACAAATTATATTATGATATAGACAGCATTCCTGAGAAATTTGCTTTCTTATTTTGTGGACATTGGATAAATTTAAGCGCAGAATTTGGGGAAGATCGCAAAAATGTATCTTTATTAGTTAAAGCATTTTACGAGACATTTAAAAACAAAACCAATCAACCTGCTCTTATCCTAAAAACTAGTGGTGGTGCCTCATCTTATATGGATAGAAGAGAAATACTTAAGAAATTAGATAGTCTTCGAAAATCCGTTAATTCTAACAAAATTCCACCTGTTTATTTATTACATGGTGAATTTTCTGATAGTGAAATGAATGAACTGTATAACCATCCAAAAATAAAAGCAATGGTTAGTCTTACTAAAGGTGAGGGATTTGGAAGACCATTACTTGAATTTAGTATGATTAATAAACCAATCATAGCATCTAATTGGAGTGGACATATTGATTTTCTTGATCCTGAATTCAGTTATTTAGTTGAAGGTGAATTAAAAAATGTACATCCTTCTACAGTTGTTCCAAATATGATATTAGCTGAGTCTCAGTGGTTTTCTCCAAATCATGGAGAAATAGGAAATGCATTTAGAGCAGTATTTGAAAATTACAAAGACGCAGCTGTAAAAGGTAAAAGACTTGGATTTAAGAATAGAAAGGAATTTAGTTGGGATGCTATGAAGGATAAAATGAAGATCATTTTTGATGAAATTGATTCTAAAATTCCTCGTGCTGTAGCTCTTAAGTTACCCTCTCTCAAACGAATAGAACTTCCCAAATTAACTAAAATTGAACCACAAAAATAAAATAAAATGAAAGATAATTTAATTACATGTCCGATGACTAAAGAACCATTATGCTACGTAACTGAAGTAGCTCCTGGTATTAGTAACTATATGAGTTTAGCTTCGGGTTATTTCACTAACTCATTAATGAAAGAAGGAGAAGATTTTTATAACGAACAAATTGAACTTCTACCTGAATTATATAAACAATTAGCTTGGAAAGATCCTGAAACTGAAATGATTTGGTTACCACAAAGTATTAATCTACCAGCATCAGGAATGGTGTTTATAAATGGAACTTCAACTGAAGATTGGGAATGGGTAGGAGTATTAGCAACTAAGGTTACTGATGAAGAAAAAGAAAAATACCCAATTCCAGGTAAAAAAGGTGAGTTTTATGAATATAAAATGGATATGAAAACTATGAAGAAATTTGGAAGAAGTGGTTTTATAGATTCTTTAGAATATATAGGGGTTATGCCTAGGGGTGTGGAAAATTAGAATATATTTATTATATTCATTCTATGAAAATATCATATTGTATTTGTGCTCATAATGAAGCAGCTGAATTAGAAAAATTACTTCATTTTTTAAAGGAAAATATCCGAGAAGAGGACGAAGTAATAATTCAACTAGACTCAACATATACTCCTGAAGTATTAGAAGTTTGTAATTTATTTACTAATTTCAATCATAAAGGACATATTGAATCTCAATCCATACTTAATAGTAAATGGTATATATTCCCACTAAATAACGACTTTGCTTCATTTAAAAATGAATTAATACGCAATGCTAGTGGAGATGTTTTAATACAATTAGATGCTGATGAAATTCCACATCCATTTTTAATTAAACACTTACCAATAATAATAGAAGAAAATCCTGAAATAGATATGTTTGTTCTTCCTAGAGAAAATTTTACTATAGGGATAGAAGGTAAACATTTACAAGAATGGGGATGGAGTATAGATGAGAAAGGAAGAAATTGCTGGCCTGACTTACAAATGAGAGTTTTTCGATTAAATAAAGGAATATGTTGGAAAAATAAAGTTCATGAAGTTTTAATCAACTATAAAACATATACTGCATTACCTTTAGATGAAAAATGGAGTCTAAACCACACAAAAACTATTCAGAGACAAGAAATCCAAAATAAATTTTACGAAACAATATGAAATTACATTTAGGTTGCGGAACAAAACATATCGAAGGTTATACTAATATTGATATTAGATATTTACCTGGAGTAGATGAAGTAAATAATATTCGATTTTTACGAAACTACAAAGAAAATTCAGCAGATGAAATATATGCCTGTCATGTTTTAGAACATTTTGGAAGATGGGAATATAAAGAAGTACTTAGACGATGGTTTGAAATATTAAAACCAGGAGGACAATTGCGTTTAGCTGTTCCTAATTTTAG